GACTTGTATAATTATAAGTACCTGTTGAATACGTTTTATTAAAAGATAAATAACTAATATACCATTCAACATCAGAAAAAGTAATGTTAGAAGCACTTGAAATCGTTACTGTGTAATCTCCAGCTTCAAGCCCAAAAGTTGTGCTTATTGTTTGGTTTCCTGTTACATCACCAGTACTATAAATTTCAACACCATCTAATTGAATAGAAGCTGAATAGGTTGCTCCAGAAACAGTATATAATTTTAACGTACTTACATTGTAGTCGCTTGGTGTTCCAGAAAGCCTTAACGTTGTATCTGTTATTATTTTACTTTCTGTATCTGTATCTAACTCAATAGAAAAAGCATCAACAATAGAACTATTAACACCACTTAAATTTTCTACATCACCCTTTTTTCTGTGTAACCACAAAAATAAATTGTAATAATGGTCGTTAGAACTATCAAAGAAATCTGTACTAAACGTTAAATCATACTTAGTAGCTATTGCTTGTATTACTGTATCTACTCTAATTGCGTACTTTAAGTTATCCCAACTAACACCATTCTTAGGAGTTCCAGTTCCTCCCCCACTTGGATAATAAAGGTTGCTTTCTGTTGCAGAATTACCTGTGCTTGAACCACTATCGTAAATAAATCTTCCTGTATGTGAAATTAAAGGTACTATAACATCGTTTGCTGTTGGATCAGCCACTAAACCAGCTTCAATATTTGCACTTGAATAGACTTCATCGTGTGCTGATAGGTCTAAAGATTGTAATTTATCTTCTCCTAACAAGTCTTTTAAGGTTACTGCACTACCAAAGAATACAATATTATAAGAATTTATATTATTATTCTTTAAATTCGTTCCTAATAACTTTACTTTACCCTCTTGAAATACTGTGTTGTTTAATTTAATTGTTGCAGATACCTTTTTTCTTCCATCAAAACCATCTAAAATATCCGTTTTATAGTAGTGTTTAAAGATTTTATTATTAACCTTACTTGCTGGAATTGTAAAACTTTGCGAATAGTCTGTAAAAATCTTTTCAATATCTCTTACGTTTTGGATTGTTTGCGTAAGTGATACTGATTCATCTTCAAATAAATCTATCCTTGTATCTTCTATGAAAATTTGTACTTTCTGCATTACCTAATTGTATCAATAACGTTTAAAGAATAATCTAAATCTATACTATAATCTACTAATTTATCGTTAACACTTGTTTTAAAAGTTAAGCTACTTGTATTTACGTTTACTGGAATACAATCATTGTTTTCATTTACTACCCAAACGTATTCACTTTGTATTAACTCTTGCATAACAGCATTGTAACTTTCATCAACATACCCTGTATTTAGTTTTAAAGCCTTTGTACTTTGTTTATTGTATTCTTTTCTTTGGTGTTGTTTATAATCGAAATTACCAGAACTATTAACAATCGACCTATTAAAAGTGTCTGAAGTTGTTTTAATACTTTCAATTGATTTCTTAAAGAACCATACATCTTGTACTGCTCCATACCTATTTGCAAACTTTACTTTAATAGGTTTGTATTTGCACTCTGAAATATTAACAACATCAATTACTCTAACTCTTGAATTTCCTCCAGTTATATCTACAAAGATTTTATCTACATTAACCAAAGTATTGTAAAACTGTGTTAAACAAATACTATCCTCAAACGTTCCTAAATCTTCTTCTATTCTTTTTGTGTAATTAACCCAATCAGCACCAGCTAAAGTTATAGCGTAATCTGTTGAGCTTGTTATTGTATCTTCCCTTACAACTTCACCCTCATACATAAAAGTAACCTTAGATACATCTTCCCTTTCAACAGGTAACGTTACACCCTCGTCATCTAACTTATAAATAATATTATTTGTTTGTAAATAACCAGAACTGTAAACATCAACAGAATCTTCTGGCTCTGTGTATTCGTAACCCTCTGAACCAAATATATCAAAACTAAAAGAAGATAATTCTGTACCTGTTCCGTTTAAGCCATCATAAGTTTTGTATGTTGCTTCTACTTTAGCTGTCCAAGTATCTGCATCTTCTGGATCTATATCAATAAAATCCCTTACTAATTCTGCATACTCAAATAACACATTATCGTCAGCATCAAAATCTTGTACTAAAGTATATTCTAATGTACCATCAATTGTTAATTCTAATTTTATAGATAACGCAACTGCATCATTATAAAAAAATACAAGTGGTGAACGTAATAAACTAATTGACATAATTCTTTATTTTAATATTTTATCTGTACTGTTTTTTACAAAATCCTCTACGTCTAATTCAAAGGCTTTTATAATCTCTTTATCTAAATTCTCAAATGCTTTTCTAAAAGGTTTAGTGAAGAATAAGCTTGGTT